CCTGATGGTTCGTTTGTACACTGTGAAAAGATAGACATTAAGACTTTTAGACAAGTTTATTCTTGTCTTGTTCAACAACACGTCTATCGCCAGGCATTGTCACTAGAGAAGGAGCAGGAGATCAAGAATGTGACCATGTGTTCCAAGTGTCTTAACATTGAAAAAGAGTGCATGTGTGAACTTTATAAACGCAGTAATCCAAACGATCCAGCAATGTATCACTTCCATGACACGGAAAAAGTCCAGGCGGCGTATGGCAAAACTTTGCCCCCTAAACCCGAACCGCCTAAGGTGCCGTGGAATGATCGCCTTTTCAAACTTTTCGGCAGAGAGCCTGAGATAGACAAACAGGTGCTTAATGGTGTTTATGACAATCTTGTCAAAGATGCGGTCAAGAAGGCCGTCAAGGATTGGTTCAAGAGCAACTTCAGTCTCATGTTGTGGTGGCACAAACTTTTAGGCTACAAACCGGTTACCCAATTGGCAACTAAAACCCTGGCCAATGAAATGCATCGTTACGCAGAGGACGTTGCGACGCCTTGGTTGGTTAGCAAGATACCCAAGGATGTAGCTCAATCCAATACGTTCAAGTGGCTACTTGGCAGAATGGCCCATAACGCCGCCTGGTTGGACACCAAAGATATCATGCGATCTTTAATGTTCCCGCAACTCACTGTGTTGTATTGTTTTCGGAAGGCTTTGCTGAAAGATAAATTGCTGATGGTTCCTGTACTGGGGTCGATGCTGGGTCTGAACATGTGCCTTGGCAACGTACTACACAATGCGCGCCAGAAAGCAATCGCCGATGAGTGGTCCAAGCGCAGTGATGCGTTGACTGTTGGAAATGCGAAAATCCGTGAGATGACTGTGAGCAAAGGTGCTTATGTCATCGGGCCACTCATTATCCTTGGTTTGAAAGCTTTCGCAGCTTGGAATGCCGCTCAGGTAGTCAATAGTGTTGCTGCGCAACCAGAAGGAAAGGAAGAAGATGATAAAGATGCCATTCTTAAACAGTTGGGCATGCTGGCTTGGAAGTCGAGCGAGTTGTCAAATTCACAGTCGGAGACCTTGAGTACGGTTCCTGACATTGAACTCGACCCGACTGGTGAAGACGATTTTGACTCACCGTGTGTTTTCGAGGGCGATGTAAGAGACGCTGCTCGTTATGCCGATGAGATAGGTGCTGCGAAAGGTTTTAACTTCAAATCACCCAAAGCTAAAGTTGATGTAAAGAAGAGTGGCGGGTGGTTCAGCAGCGTATTTGGATTGCCAGCCCAGACTAAGTGCAATTCTGACACAGCAACCATGACGTGTGACCAGATGGTTGAATCGGTACAGAAAAGTGGTCTCGGACATATCACAGTCCGTTTGCCCAAGGGACCCATGACGACTTGTTGCTTCGTGGTCGAGACTGGTTTCGTTATAGTTCCTAGACATGTTTTCTTGGCCGATAGTGGGGGGAAATACCCCGTGTACGGTGATAAGACGGACAAACCACAGTATTATCCTTATGGTGCATATGATGCTAAGGTCGTTTTAGCTGGCCATGAGATCAAAGTTATTGCCCGAATAGGTGTTAATGCTATACCAATTGAGGGTACTGACGCTGTGGTGTTGCGGGTGAACACACCTTCTGCCAAGAACCGCACTAGCTGGCTTCCTGACAAAGCTCCTCAAGGCATTTACGCTTGTAAGTTCGTCAACAAGAACCGCGAAGGCAAGGTCACCGTCGGAAATGTTTCATGTTCTGGGTGTGTGGTTAAAGACCATCCACACATAACACACTTCAACGGCACATTTTACAATAGTCCTTTGGGTTCTGGTGATTGTATGACACCCATATTCGCCGTCAATGCCAATCCTTTCATCATGTGCTTCCACATCACGTCCGCTAAGAGTGGTTCTGGGGATGCTCGTGGTGTGGTTGTAACACAAGCTGAATACATTGCTGCAAAAGAAAAATTTTTCGCGGCCAATGCAGCTGATGTGCCTAGGCCTGATAGTGGTCAAGTGCCAAATGCCATAATGGGAGGTTCGGTTGTCACGGGAGACATTCATCCTTTAGCCTATGTACCGGAGTCCAATCGGATTTATCCCCTAGGCACCACTTACCAGGGCAGGACTCAAAAGACCCAGGTCAGGAAGACGTTTTGTCATGATGTTGTTGTGGAGATTTTTGGTTCCAATCGGTATAAGCCGCCTGATATCCACCCAACAACCAACAACAGTCATTATAACAAGGGCTTGGATGAAATCGCTAGCGGGATGAAGCCTATAGATCCAGTTTTGATGAATTGGGCTGTCGAAGACTACTTGAGTACATTGCTCGATATCATCAAGACCAATGACAATAAGGCACGACCTCTTACGTTGAATGAGGTAATCAATGGTATAGATGAAGTTCGTTTTATAGATGCCATCAACCATTCAACAAGCGGAGGTTTTAATGCCGGTGGCCGTAAAGACAGGCACTACAGAGTGCATGAAAAGAAAGGCAAGCGAATTGGCGTCACTTTGTCCAAGAAACTAGCAACAGAGGTACGACGGATCAAAACTTCCTTACAGAATTTCGCACGACCTTACTTTGTCTACGATAGCTGCCTCAAAGATGAAGTTGTTTCGCTAACCAAGAAGAAAGTGCGTGTCTTCCAAATGATGGGCCTCGGTGGCAGCCTATACGTCAGGAAATACTTTCTTCCAATAATAGCCTTTCTGCAAAACAACCCGTTGGATGCTGAGATAGCTGTTGGTTTGGATTGTTCCAGCCCCAACTGGAAGATAGTCATGGACAGGGTGATAGAGCATTTAGACACAATTTTGGCGTGGGACTATTCTAAGTACGACAAAACCATGTCAGAACAACCTATTCTAGCAGCAATGTCGGTGTTCATTCGTTTGGCTGCTGCTCTTGGCTATTCCAAAGATGACATAGTTGCCATGCTGGCACTCGTTGATGAATTTGTCAATCCTGTGTCCAACTGGAATCGCACGTTGTTCATGTTTGGTGGCACTAATCCGTCTGGGAACAATCTTACTACAGTGTTGAATTCGATCATGAATGCGTTGTTGGTGCGTTGTTTCTATGCCGAAGAATGGTACAGGGCCAAAGGTAGTTTACCCACAGTTGCGTTTCGTGAACTGATTCAAATTATCTTTTATGGTGATGATTCTCTAGGCTCTGTCAATCCGACATGCCCTGTCAAATTTGACGCACTCAAGTACCAAGCGTGGTGTGCTCAGTATGGCATTGGCATCACACCGCCTCAAAAAGATGAGGAGATGACAGCCTACCTTGATCAGACAAAGGCCGATTTCCTTAAGAGAGTTTCTAATCATGTTCCAGAAATTGGTACAGATGTGGGTGCTCTAGAGATTGCCTCTATTTATAAACCTTTCTATTGGCGGCTTGAAAGTGAGGCAACAGACGCTGAGCACATCCTCAGCGTCGCTGCGACCGCAGCAGCAGAAATGTTTTTGCACGGTCGTAGCAAATATGACGAGTTTATGCTCCAATTGCACGAACTCGAAAATAAGATCGACATGTTTATTCCTGCCGCGCACTTCTCATTTGACCAAAGAGTCGATCGTTGGTTGAAGAAGTTTGCGTAGGTAGAGTGATGTTTGTATGTTCATTTTAAAAAATATATGTTTAATGTTTCCTGTTACACAAGAGTGCAATAGCGGTTCACGTAATAAAAATTTCCGCTTTGTGAGTCTGGCTCAAACTCTGATTGAGCAAGCACTGGAGAGTGCGAAAAATTTGTTTATTTGGTCTACAACACCACCTTATTTGATGTTGTGGTGGTCTGTGAAGAAATTGAAGAATGAACAAACAGAACAGGAGATTAACTCCGAAGTCCACGATGAAGTTCAACCACAAGTGGATGCGAATCCACTCATGGATTTTGTGGACAAAAACGCAGGGATTGACGGTGGTCAACCCACATATCAGGACACGATGAGATCGGTCGGTGAACAAGATGCACCTTTCGCTGAGTGGGCCAAGAGACCTATTCTCATTCGGACCATTGATTGGGGAACCTCCATTGTGTTGGACGATACGTTTAACCCATGGAGTTTGTATTTTGGGAATTCCTATGTGCAATCCCGTTTCAACAACTTTTCATTAGCGAAGGCAACACTCAAACTTAAAATAGTTATGAATGGCAATCCCTTTCTGTATGGTAGAGCGATGTTTGACTACTTGCCTTTACACACCAACGCTGAAATGGTGTTGAATAGGCCCCTCATTCCTGCTGACACAGTGGAGGCGAGCCAGAGACCAAATGTTGTCATTAACCCCAATGTATCAGAGGGTGGCGAATTTACTTTGCCAATGTTTACACCAGCCAATTTTGTCAGTTTGACCGATGGTTCTCTGGGCAAAATGGGGCAAATAACCGTGAGACAGATCAATCCTTTGAAACATGCTTTAGGCAAGTCAATGAGCCTCAAGATGCAAGTTTTCGCATGGTGTGAGGACCTTGAGTTGATGGTCCCTACACGGAACCAAATCATCAATGGTGAGTATGACAAAGATGGGAGTGACACCAAACCTTCCAACGTGTTGGAGACTGTGGGAAAAGTCGCACTCAAAGTTGGTGAGGTGGCGACGCGGGCTAGTATGGCTTTGGCTATGGTCGGCTTTAGTAAACCACGCCATCTGGATGTGACACCTACACGCAATGCACCCACGTTCAATACTGCAACTATGAATGGTAAAAGTTTTGCTTCGACTTTGGGACTGGACCAGAAAAATGAATTATCCGTTGCACCACAGATCTGTGGTGTTGACGGTGACGTCGATGAACTGGATCTGCGATACATTGCGTCGAAGGAGTCCTATATTGGCTCCATCAAGTGGGAGCAATCTGCCACAGCTATGTTGAACAGTGGTGACATTTCTCGGATCATTGTTGACCCTTTCGCCATTGTGCGCAACGGCGGAGAATATCACTTGTCGGCCATGGCCTTCGCATCCTTTCCGTTTTTACACTGGAGAGGGGGCTTGAAGTACCGTTTTGATGTGGTATGTTCACCGTATCATCGCGGCAGAATGAGGGTCACTTACGATCCGTGCAAGCACACTAGTTCGGTTGTTTACAATGATCCCACAGCCCAATCTATTGTGGTGGACATTTCAGAACACACTGACTTTAGCATCACCGTTGGATACTCTCAACCAGAAGGTTTCAGAGAAGTAGGAGGCCCTAGTGTTGGTGATGCAATTGCGACGCACGGAGGTTGGGGCCCAGCTGCCAAGTATGGCAACGGCATCTTAACATTGTCTGTTGTGACGCCTTTAATGTCACCTGATGATACAATAGACAATGATATCTTCATCAACGTCTATGCGTCTGCATGTGATGACTTTGCTTTGGGCAACCCAACCTCACGTTTCCAAAGGTACTTACCTGCTGGTCGGTGTGACATTCGCACCGATATTAGCGAGTACACAATGGCGAAAAACGAAGAACCTGAAGAACAGGTGGTCAATGGAGAACAAGACACACCTGTGGGTGACGGTACTAGTGTTATTTGCCATTTTGGCCTACCGCTTGGATCTGCCTCAGATTATGCAACAATACATTTTGGAGAATCAATTACGTCTTTCAGACAGTTGATGAAGCGTTATAGTTTGCATGAAGAGACGAGATTGTTGCCCTTTGAGTCTAGCACGTTGACGTCGGATTGGACTCAAGGTGATTCTGTCTATGCCGTAAAGGCTCGTCCCGCTTTTCCTGTCCTAGGTGCTACTGTACATTTGGACGATGCGGGATCATATGCAGTGCTTAACACCAACAAAACGGGCCCTGTCGGACCACCCTTTACCATGAAAGCATTGGTCGTTGGAGCCGACAGCATTTTTGAATTTTATGCACTGCAGACAATCACCAATTATGTCACCCAGGCCTTTACTGGGTGGCGCGGTACCAATAGGTGGATGGTCAGAAATCCACCGATATGCAAAGCAGTCAAATTTGCTGGTGATGGAACTGCTGCTGGCAGTGTCACACAGCACGTGACTGTGCCAACTGGCCATTACCCAACAACACAAATAGTGCGATCACCAAACAATGTGTTTTACAATGGCTGGCACCACACGCCAAAGATGACTGCACCAGCAGACCCCAATAACACCCTAGCCGACCCTTTCCGAACATTGATCCGCGAGTACACACTCGCCGACAACACGTATGATTTCGGTTGCATGGAAGGGTGCAATTTGGCAACTCAGAGCAATGAGATCGTTGAGTTCGAAGTTCCGTTTTATTCGAGCTTCAGATTTTCTCCTGCTAAAACGGTGGCAGCGGGATCCAAAGATACTGGATCCTATTTCCCCCAACAATATTACACCAACAATGGTAGTTGGGTCATGCGAACAGAAGTGTATGACGCAGACACCAATCGACACCTCAATCAGTCGACATACCATTGTATTGGAGAGGACTTCCAAGTATATTGGTACACAGGTCCTCCCGTCCTCCAGTTTTACAGCTGGTGGGCGGCCTAGTCTAGGAGTGCCCCTAGAGCGGCTTATGTCGTCTGGGCTGAATCCTTGAGATTTGAACATTGAAGTTTTTAAATTCTCGGGTCAGTCCGGGGATGGAATTTTATTCAATGGCACAATTTTAAGAGATGAAGTCCAGGTACGTTTAACAACTACTGTGATGTTTGGTCATATCGCCATGCAGACATCACTTTAC